GAAAAGAACTGATAAAAAAGGATAGAAAAGATGCCTCACAACTATCATGTCGAGTATTTCAAGACGCGCTTCTTCAGCGGCACGGTGGATGCCGACAGGCTCAAGAAAACACTAAATCGCCTGGGGCAGGAGGGGTGGATGCTCGAGCGCACGATTCAAGAGCGCAAGAGGGTGCTGTTTTTATTCAGCCGCGAGGTGCATATCCTCATCTTCCGCCATGTGGCGGCAAAGCCCGAGGCCGAATTACTGCGCCAACTCCTCCGAGCCTACGGCCACGAGCCGGTGGTCTAACCGCACTTCTTCGGGCGGTAGATAGCGATATCGCGCACGCCGTTTTGGGTCATAAGGCGCGCGGTGCGTTTTTCGACTTTTCTGGCGTTCATCAAAGAGGTCATTCGGCTATTCACCGCTGCGACCGAGGCGCCTGACTCGGCGGCGATTTCTTTGATCGTCTTCCAGCCCTGCGCGGCGAGCTTTTTGGCGTCGTCGGTTTTATTGGCTTTGTAAAAATCCTCCCAGGCTTTGGAGACGGGGTCGGGTTTTTTCATAAAGGCAGCAGCCAGGGCATATCGGGGCGGCGCTCCACGAGATTTACCGAGCAGGCGCGGTCGTTGTAGTAGCCGTAGGCGAAGCCCTGCGACCAGGCAAAGGTCGCGCGGCGGGTGGAGGCGTAGTCCATGCCGAGCCGGGCGAGCGTGCCCACGCAGTAGCCGCTCGCGTGGTCGTCGCGGCGGGCCCGCTCCCAGCCCACGCGGTGCAGATGGGCGAGCACGCAGTTCCCATAAGTCTCGGCGTGGTCGCGCACGGCCGAGACATTATACATGAAGCCGTGGAGGAATTTTGTGCCGCCAAAGCTGAAGTGGCTGCGAATGTGATACGGCTTAGATTTCGCCTTCAGTTGTTTGAAAGTCTGGTCAATTTTATCAAGCGTGAGCGTGGCCGCGTGGGCCAGGAGCGCATTGGGCGAGGCGGCGAATTTTGCCAGCCGCGCCTCGTGATTTCCAAAGAGCACATGCGTGGGCCGCAGCTCGTGGAGAAACTCCAGGCCACAGCTCAAATCCTCGGAGACGCTGGCCGCGTGGTCGGAATCATTGGAGTCGCGCACGGCCCCGGCGCGGAAGGCCGCGAGATCGAGGAAATCGCCAAGGTGGATCGTGGTGTCGGGCTTCCAGCGGTCGCGCATCGTGAGCACCGCCTTGCGCGCCTCCGGATCGATCTCCGCGCCGTGTGAGCACCCGACGGCGAGAAATTTTTTCCAGCCTCTCATTTGATCTCTCCCTCCTCGTCGTCTTCCTCTTCGTCCTCGAAAGGGAAAATAATCTCGTGGGCTTTTTCGGTGAGTTTTTCTGCGGCGTAATCGTTGCCGAATTTCAGGTAGGCGTGGTAGGTGGTGCCCTGCTCCTCCCAACTGCAAAGGCAGATGCCGCAATCGTAATTTTCCGCGAGCAGGGCGCGCACTTGCTCGAAGACCGCATCGCGATCTGTAGGGCGGGGGGTTTTGGATTTGCGGCTCATGCGGCGGGGCGGAGGCGGATGAAATTTCGGGCGATGGATTTTGGCCGGGTCTTGCGCCACACGCCGTCGCCGGTCTCCGAGTCGCGGTCGCCACGGCCGTTGGTGTTGCCCTCGATCGTGAGGAGCTGAGCGCCGGTGTCGTATTCGACGATGCCGACATGGCTAAAATCAAAAAGAACGATGTCACCGGCTTGGGCGCGGACATCTTCAGGGAGGATGAGGGTGGTCTTTGGGCGAGATTTTGCCCAGGCGAGGAAGCCGTAGGCGAGGGCGGTCTTGGGCCGCCATTCCTCGGGCGTGCTGGCTTGGAGGTTTAGCCAGGAGAGGGCGGTGGGCTTGGCGAGCCATTCGCGCAGGCACCAATCAACAAAAGCCGCGCACCACGGCCATGCGCCGGGCTTGAGATCCGAGGCCTTTTGAAATTCGCGGACCTTCGCGCCGCAGTTGTTGCCGCCTTCCTCGCGGACTCCGACTTGCGCGGCGGCGATGTCCACGAGGAGCGAGGTCATTTCTTTTTTGGCGCTGGCTTTTTTTTCGTGGCAACTATTCGGGATTTCCGAATAGTTGGATTTTTGGCGCGAGGCTTGCGGAGTGGCTTGAGTGCTGGCTCGGCGGGAGGCTGGGCCATGGGGAACATGCGGCGGAGGAAGTCGAGGAAGTTCATCATTTGTCTTTCAGCGCCGGGAGGGTTTTTTGAAACGCGCCGAAGGCGTGCCAGAGGTCGCGGTTGGCGGTTTCGCTTTCGGTGAGGCGTGGCTCGAAGCGGACCGTGGCGCGGATGTGGAGCGTGCCAGCCTCGCCGATGCGGTCGCCAAAGGGAGGCATCGGAACAGCCACGCACGAGGTAAGGAACGCCATGGCGAGGCAGAGCCAGCCGAGGATCATGAGCACGGCGGCGGTTTGCTTGGGCGTCATCCTTTTCGGAAAACATTGATCGCGCCAACGAGGCCGAGGCCCGCTGCGACAATCGCTTCCTGATGCTCGGGCTCGAGCTTTAGACCGACAGCGGTGCCAACCAAAATAAGGCCGCGCCATGTGGAGTTTTCCGCAAGCCGGTCGAGGATGTAGAGGAGTGCTTTCATCTCCCCTGCGGGCATGTCAAAGCCTCACCGGCGCTCTAGGCCGCGAAGGCGGCCTTCGTGGTCGGCGAGCACAAGGTCGTGGCGCTTGTCGGTTTCGGCGTTCGCCTCCATCCTGATCAGGACGGCTTCGATTTTCTCAACGCGGCCGCTGAGTTTTTCCGAGGCGGCTTCGAATTCAGATCGGCTAACGAACTGGCTTTGCAGGGCGATGACCACGAGGATCCCGGCGGGTGTGACCCACCGGGATGCGAGGTCGAGGGCTTTCGCTACGCTCTCGCTCATTAGCTGTTCGCCTGGGCGAGAAGGGTGCCGACGATGTTCGTCGTGGCCACATTGGCGAGGCGGTCCGTGTTGAGCAGATCTGTCTTCGCTTTGATGGCGGCGATGTTGGCCGATGGGATGTCGCCTGTGGCTGCGGGCGAGGCGGGCAGGTTGTCGGTTTTGGATTTGATTGCGCTGATGTCGCTGTTCGCAGGCGCTGTGTAGGCGCTGCTGGCGAGGCGAGTGCTGACGGCGGCGTCCACGCGGCCCAGTTCGGTGCTGAGCTCGGTGCGGACGGCCGAGGCCACGGTGGCGGCGCTTGGCGCGGTGGCTCCGGAGATCGGCGCATCGATGCGGGCGAGTTCGGTGCTGAGTTCCGTGCGAACGGCGCTGGCGTTTTGCGCGGCGGTTGGGGCGGCTGTCGGGGCCGTGTAGTCTGCCGAGGCGAGGCGGCTGCTGATGCTTTGGTCGATTCTCGAAAGCTCGGTGGATAGCTCGGTGCGTGTGGCGCTGGCCACTGCCGAGGCGCTAGGCGCGGCGGTCGTCGGAATGCTGTCCAGTTTGCCTCCAGTGCGCTCGAGGTCGGCGCGGACGGCGGCGACGAGCGAGACTTCGCTGAGGTTCTGGTTGCCGATGGCGCTGACGAGGGCGTTGAGGACGGCTTGGCCGTCGGCTTCGTTGAGCAGCGATCCTTCGACGGCGGTTGCGATCTGTGCCGCTGTGGGCGGGGTTGTCGGCGCGGTGTATGCGCTGCTGGCGAGACGCGATGACACGGAGGCATCCAGGCGCCCCAACTCCACGGCCAGCTCGGTGCGGATGTCGGCCACGCTTGGGGCCGAGGTGGGGGCAGTGTAGCCGGAAGTGGCGAGGCGGCTGGACACGGTGGCGTCGAGGTTGGCGAGCTTGGTCGAGTTGGCATCCATCTCTTGGCGGATTGCCACGACGGTCGGCGCGTTGGTGAGGGTTGTCGTGGTCGCGCAGAGGGTGACATTGGCCACGGGGTCGGTAGAGGGGTTGAAGGTGCTGGCGGGGATTTCGGCGGTGCCGGACCACACGATGCTGCCGCTGCCGACATTGGCTCCGGCGCTGCGGAATGCGAGTTGGTAGGTGCCAGCGCTGCCGGTCATGGTGCCGCTGTAGAAGCCGGAGCTGCCGACTTCGGTGAGCGAAATGGCAGACCCGACGGCGGAGCCGGATTGGTAGGGTTGAGCGGTGACGGTGAGGCCGCTGGTGGGCAGGGCGATGTTGAGTTCGTTGGCCATGGGATTAGGAGTTTAGGATTGCGAGTGTTTCGGTGAGGGTTTCCTCAAAAGAGTGCGGGGCGGCGGGCCAGTTGCTGGCGGCGGGGGCGAGGCCGGAGGCGATCATGCCGTCGAGCCATCCCTGCACCGAGTTGAGCTTGGGCGAGGATTTCGCGGCGGCGTCGAGGCGGAGTTTTTGGTAGAGGAGAGTCGTGGAGCGGTTGCCGCCGTAGCCTTGCTCGGCTGTCCATTCCTCGGCGGTGTAGACAGGTGCGGCGGGCGTGACCCATTGGCCGTTGCCCCATGTGGCGTCTTCGGTGGGTTTGGCTGGGAGCGAGGCGTAGTCGGCAGCTTTGGGGTTGCCGTTCGCAGCCCATGCGGCGAGCGTTTCGGGCGAGAGGGTGACGAGTTCGTTGGTGGTGAGGTTGTAATAGTTAGGCATAAACGCGAGGATGGTTGGCGACGGTTGCGCCGTTGTTGTTGGTGATGGTGAGACCGCCTTTTTGGTCTTGCAGGTCGCGGACGAGAGGGGCGTAAAAAACGAGATTCTGAGGTCGGATTTTGTCGCAAGTCATCCCCTTGGCGAGGCTTGCGATTTCGGCGGCGGTGAGGGCTACATTCCAGATGCCGACTTCGGCGATGTCTCCAGTAAAAAAACCTCCAATAGTCGGAGCTGGTCGCGTTCCGACAAACAAATCCACGAATCCTGGTGTTGTTGATAATGTGGTTGTATTGGTTGCCGCGCCGCCGCCATTGCAATAAGCTGTCCGCGAGGAGTTTGACGCATAAACTGCGCCCGCATGAGACCACTGACCATTAGTGAAAGTGGTTGTAGAATTTACAGATGCAGCAGTTGAGCCTGAATCTGCTGATCCAGCATTTACTACAAGGCCATTTTGAGGCAGAATGAAAACATTGTGCCTTTGCGTAGACCCTTCCTTGCCAATGGACACGCCGCAGCCGTTCAATCCGTTTGAGCGAAACCAGAATCCAATGGTCATTGGGTTGCCAGTCAAAGGGGCATTTGCCCGCAAATAACGACTGTTAGTTGCTAAAAATGAGAAAGCCATAATTACGCAATCTGTTGCACTTCGACGGCGATGAGTTCGGCGTCGCCGCTCATCGTGTCGTTTGTGGCGTCGTCGGCATCTCGGTAGATGCGGATGCGGAATGTGTCGCCCACGGCAAGGCCGTCGAGCGCGGTGGCGGTGATCTCGGCCACGGTAACGATGCCAGAGGTTCCGTTTGCGGCAGAGGTGGCGAGGGTCGCGGTGTCGAAGGAGTCGGCATCGAGGTCGGTCGTGCAGCGTTCAAGCTGAACTCCCCAGCGGACATTGCCCGAGGTGGCGGTGGTGGCCATCCAGGCGAGTCGGATTTTTAGGCCGCTGGAGAGATTGGCGTAGTCGGGGATGACGCCGGAGAAGATCGCGGATTCGTCAGTCGCGGCGTCGAAATCCAAGACGGCGATGGCGTTTCGCGTGTCCAAGGTGGCGAAGGCGGTGGCGGGGGGTTGGTTCTCGCGTGCGGAAAATGCTGCGAGGGTTTTGACGGAGGTGCCTGCGGCGAGGATGGGTGTTGCGATCATGGTTTAAGAAAATTGAAGTGTGGTTCGAGAATTCCACGAGCCTGTTGCCGAGGCTTCTGTGGAGGAGTTGCCGTCTGCGGAGAAAATGGTGCGGGAGATTTCCCAGTCTGGTGCGTCGTAGATGGAGCCGGTGGCGGGGACATCGGAATAGAGGAGGAAGCCCAGATATGTGGTGTCGCCGTTGGAGTCGAAAACGAAGACTCTGTCAGGTGCTTCGCCTGCTCCTGCGAGCTTGTAGACTTCGCCTGTTGCCGGGTTGCGCGCGAAGATTCGGCGGTCTGCGTGATTGATCGAGATCGCGCCGAGGGCGAGATCATTGGCGGTCGGGATTCGTCCCGGCACCGTCGATTTTTTTGGGATGATTTGTTGATTTGGCATGGGCCTTTTTTATTCAGCGAGATTTTAGGCTCCCCCGCTTGGCGAGGCGGCATGGGCCGCCCCGCCGGGGAGTGGGTTGCGGGTTGGACTAGTAAACTCCGCCGTCGATGGTCGTCTCGAGCGCGCTGATGCGGGTCTCGTGGTCGGCGACATCGGCCTCGACTGCGTCCAGGCGGGAATCCGCGCTGGCACCTTCGAGTGCAGTGATTCTATTCGACAAGCTCGTGTCGGCTGTGGCGCGAGTGCTGGCCTCTGAATCGATGTTGCCTTGGAGGGTCGTGTCGGCGGCGCTGCGGGCGGATGCCTCGCTGGTGATCGCCGATGCGCGGTTGCTGGCCTCGGTGCTGATCGCGGTCGCGTTGTCGATGATGTCCTGCTCTGCGGCGGAGACACGAGTGGTCAGCGCGGTGGCTGCCGAAACGACGCCATCCACACGCAAATCGAGCGCGTCATCACCGGCTTCGCGGTCGGAGACTTCTTGAGCGAGAGCGGCGTTGTTCGAGGTCACATAACCAGCGAACGCTGTGTCGTTTGTGGAGTCTACGCTATTGATGAGGGTGACGATTTCTGCGAAAGAATCGGCATTTGCTCCTGCGGCTGAGAGAATTGCGTCAACGCGATTCTTTTCCGTTGTGATCTTCGCGTCGAGGGCGTTGTCGCCGGACACCCGTGCAGAGGCTTCTGCACTGACCGCAGCGGCGCGGTCCAGAAGCTCTTGGGCCAGACCGGCGGCGATCACGCCTTCGGCGGCGGTGGCGCGGCTGATCTCGTTATTCAGCGAGGTGCTGAGATTTGAATCACCGGTGGTGCGAAGAGCGGCCTCGGCTGCGACGGCAGAGTCAACGAAGGTTTTCTTCGCGTAGCTCTCGCCGGAGAGGTCGAAAACGCCTTCTTCGGTTCCGATAAAAAGTTTCTTGTTGAGTTTGTCGAAGCCGAGTTCGGCCAACTGAAGCGAGACGGGAGTTCCCGTTCCGCGTTTTACTT